CCCTAGGGGGCTCCCGCGCTAGTGTTGCATCCCTTGCAGCACTTCCATCCAAGAAAGTCGAACACATGGCGGATGCTCTTAAGTCCCGATCCTACTATGCGCTTAACAACGCAACGGGTCAGGGAAGATCGAGTATCTTTGCTGGTTTCTCGTCATATCAGTTGTTCGGAAGACTCTGCTCGGAAACGAGCGCGGGTCGAACGAACCCCTTCTATGACGGTCACTTCGTAGGAGGTGGCCCCTGGGATTTAAACAGGGACGTCACCGAGTACGTCGTGGGTCAGGTCCGCACTAACCTAGTGCAAGGACCTGTGATCGCCGCTACTCCAACCACATCATGGATTGGAAAGCCTGCTGCTTTCAGCAAGCCTAGCGACGTCAATCTGAACGCTGCCGGTACAACTGGCATCGCTCGGACTGAACCAACAGCCCCTTCTTTTGACCTCTCCGTTGCTCTTGGAGAGATTACGCAAGAAGGGTTGCCAAACCTACCTGGCAAGATATTCAGGGACCGTGTCGGCAAAGCTAAATCTGCCGGAAAGGACTACCTGAATGTCGAGTTCGGATGGGCTCCTCTCGTTCGCAGTGTGCGTGATTTTGCTCACACTGTTGACCGATCTGATAAGATCTTGGCTCAGTATCATAAAGATGCTGGCCATCCTATCAAGAGGAGGTACGACTGGCCTGACGAGATGGTTACGGCACAGCGGTTCACGAATATCAGTGTTCTGCCGTCGTATTCATCTCTAGGGCCGATTTCAGGCTACGAGACGTTTCAATCCACAAAGAAACAGTGGTTTGAGGGTAGCTATATCTACTACCTTCCAACGTTTCGAAATGATACCCTTGGTAAATTTCAAGGGTATGGAAGAGATGCCCGTAAGCTACTCGGTGTAGATCTTACACCGGAGACGCTTTGGAATCTCTCCCCCTGGACTTGGGCCGCGGACTGGTTCGGGAATGTCGGCGATGTTATGGCCGCCACTTCCGCGATTGGTCGCGATGGCTTGGTGTTGCGATATGGTCACATCATGTGCCATATCCGGACAGAATCTGCCATTGGGGGTTTCAACCCTAATTATGGCACTGTCACGGCTCGTCGTGTCGAAGAAACTAAGACACGGCGGAACGCAACTCCATATGGATTCGGCGTTGCCTTCTCTTCGCTATCTGCGAAGCAGGTCGCCATTGTTGCTGCACTTGGACTCTCCAGGTGGTAGCAATCCGTGGCTCTTACCCCTAAAGGTAAGGGTTTTTCAACCACGTTCCCGGTTGTTCCGGGATCCCTCAGAAAGAGAGATGCTCCATGGCTTTTGCCGATTCTCAGACAGTCACCATCAATGCTGTGCCGATCACGCTTAAGCGTGTAGGCATGGGCATTTCATCCGGGTCCTTTGCTAAGGACGACGGTTTGGTGAAGCTTGCGTTCAGTCACTCTCAGAAGAGTGGCAAGACGCGTAGCTTGGTCCGCCTGGACCACGGGAAGATCGCTGCTGACCCGCTGCTTGCGGGCATCAACGTTCGTGCTGGACTGAGTGTCTACACTGTGGTGGAAGTTCCAGCCACAGGGTATTCGCTCGCCGAGGCGAAGCAGGTCACTGATGGCTATTTTGCCTACATGACTGCATCTTCTGGCGCGGTGATGACCCAGCTTCTGGGTCACGAAATCTAGCTAACAACTAGGTTTGCTGCATCATTGCAGCCCATGCGCTCGAGAGCAACAATGGAGCTACGGATACTGCAACCCCCTTTATAGGAGGACAGTTGAAAAGCCTGATGTTTCTCTGGAGAGAACTCGCCGATGAATTGGCGAGTTGGTGCTTCACTAGCGCCACTCTCGACTACAAAAAGCTCGAGAGGCGTGTCGAACATGAGGGTGTCAGTTTTCTGACGATTACCCTTCCAGCTTTCTGTAAGGACTTCGAAAGAAGTCTTGATGAAGGCTGTGTCTCTCCTACCTCGTTCGCTGGTTTCCAGCGGAAAGGTGGTCTCCCCCTATTTCTAGGAGGTTTCCTTGAGAGGGTGTTCGACACTTGCAGTGGCAAGATTCTTGACGCACCATGCATCGATGCCATCTTCGCCATTCGCCAACTCACGTTGGCTTTTGGTAAGATTCAGATCGAATGCTCGAAAGAGCGGACGGCTGATGCGGTGTTGAAGTACGTCAAGTGTGAGATGGAAATCCGGGACTCAGCTGATAGTATTCCGTTGGAACTCCTTGCGGAGTTTGACAGAATGGCTGGTCTTCTGTGGGCTCGATCATTACAACCGATCGACAATGAAGTGTGGAGATCGATTTCTGATCCCCTTTCAACCTCATTGATACCCAGACATGGTCCGGGAGCAACTGCGGACGGATTTCTCGGGAACGAGAAATTCGACCTAGGTTACTGGCCGTCAAGGCTCGATGACGTCTTTCCGTACTGGAATAACGCCATCCCCAACACGCGGTATGATTATCGCGTGGACGATGTGGATTTCCGCGAACCTGAGCACGAACAACCTGTGAAGGTCATAACCGTGCCAAAGACGCTCAAAACTCCCCGGGTGATCGCGAAGGAGCCAACCTGTCTGATGTTCAATCAGCAGGCCTTGCTCCAACCAATCATCCAGGAGCTCGACGGCGACCGTGAAGCTGTCTTCGACGCGACTCGCGTAGATGAACAGCTCATCGAGTTTCCGCCTGGCTTCGTCGGATTCAGCCAACAGTACCCTAACAGGTACATGGCGTTGCGGGGCAGCCGCGAAGGCGACCTCGCTACTCTCGACCTTCGAGAGGCTTCCGACAGAGTTTCGAATCGACATGTAGAGCTCCTTTTGCGTAGATGGCCCTCTTTATCGAGGGCTGTTCAAGCTACAAGGAGCTTGAAGGCCGATGTACCTGGTCATGGAGTGATTCCATTGACCAAGTTCGCGTCCATGGGTTCAGCTCTCTGTTTTCCGATGATGTCTATGGTCATCATGACCATCGTATTCGTTGCGATCCAGAAAGAGCTAGATCTGCCACTCACCCGGAAGGGCCTTAAAGCCTTCCGTGGAAAGGTGCGTGTCTACGGGGACGATATTATCGTTCCCGTCGAATACGTGAGTTCCGTGATACAGACCCTCGAGGCTTTCGGCCTCGTTGTGAACACTGACAAGTCATTCTGGACAGGCAAGTTCAGAGAGTCTTGTGGGGGTGACTATTACGACGGGCATGATGTTACACCCGTTCGTGTACGTCGTTTGTTACCCACATCACGGAGGGATGTTCCTGAGGTCGTTTCCTTGGTTGCTTTCCGCAATCTCCTTTACTATCGGGGGATGTGGAAAACGGTCAGGTACCTTGACGGTAAAATTACCAACCTTCTGAGAGATCAGAAGGGAAGTAACTTCCCCATCGTTGAGGTAACAGCACCTGGTTTAGGACGTCATAGCTTCTTGCCTTACAAGGCTGAGCGGCTTGACGTGGACACGCATTCACCACGTGTGAAACTGTGGGTCACGCGCTCCAAACCTCCTCGATCACAATCGAGCGGTGAAGGCGCCCTACTCAAGTGGTTCCTTAAGCAAGGCGACGAGCCTTTCGCAGACAGGGATCACCTCGAACGTTCTGGACGTCCGCGGTCCGTCAGCATCAAGACCCGGTGGAGCCCGCCCTTCTGATGAAGGGCGGTTGAACGGCGTGGAG